AATGAACAACCTTAGCGGAATTGTCAAATCCGGTGCAGGGTTGTTGGCAGGGTTCTTTGCTCTTTCTGCTATTAAATCCTTTGGTCAATCAGTTTTTAATGTAACTGCTGAATTTGAAAAGATGCAGGCAGTCCTTAAAAATACTTTAGGGAGTAATTCTGCTGCAATGCTTTCAATGGAAGCAATTAAAAAGTTTGCTCAAACAACTCCTTTCTCGGTTCAGGAACTAACTGCCAGTTTTATAAAGTTAGCCAATCAAGGTTTTAAGCCAAATATTGACCAAATGAAAAAATTGGGAGATTTGGCAAGTTCAACAGGCAAATCTTTTGACCAATTAGCCGAAGCAATTATTGATGCACAGGTAGGAGAATTTGAAAGACTTAAAGAATTTGGAGTAAGGGCGCAAAAAGAGGGTGAAAATGTAAGGTTTACATTTAAAGGAGTTGAAACACAAGTTAAAAACAACAATGCCTCAATTCGGGAATACATTGTAAGTCTTGGAGATTTAAATGGGGTTAGTGGTTCAGCTGCTGCAATATCAGAAACATTAGGAGGCAAAGTAAACAACCTAGGTGATGCATGGGATAACTTTTTAAACAAGATAGGAACCCTTTTAAAGCCAGTATTAACAGAAGCATTAACTGTTACTGCTGATTTTATGGGTAAAATAAACGATTTGTTTGGAGGTGCTAAAAGTGATGCAGAAAGGTTTGGAGTTACTGAATTGGAAACTTACAAAGCATATCAGAAAAGCGTTTTAAGTTTAACCGATGACCAGTTAGTTTCATTTGTAGCAAAACAAAAAGACAATTTAGCTAAGTCACAAACTGATTTAATAAAATATACAAAAGAATCTTTAAAATATGGAAAAGCAGTTAGGGCAGCAGCTGAAGTTGGATTTGGTCAAAAAGAAATTGCCGATGCCATTAAATTAGCCGAAACGGCAAACCAAGACATTGCTGCTGCAAAGGGTAGAATTGCTGCTGCTGAAGAACAAATTAATCTTAGAGAAAAAGCAACTGCAACAACAATTGAAAAGAAAGTAGAACTAACCGATGCCGAACTAAAAGCATTAAAAGCCCAATATGATGCCAAATTGAAGCTTTTGGAATTGGACAAAAGAATTGCAGACATTCAAATTGAAGTATCAACTGAAAGAGAAGATGAAAGGAATTTAAAACTCCTACAAAATGCTGCTGATTTTGGTAAGAAAAAGTTAGCAATTGACCAACAATTTGCTGACTTGGGAGTTAAGCAAGCGGAGGAAAATGCTAAAATTCAACCTTTTATTGTAAAAAAGCAAGAGCATGAAATAACCGCAGAACTTAAAAAACAAAGTGAGATAAGAGAAGAAGCAAGAATTAAATGGGAGAAAAAAGTAGCTGATGATTTAGAGGAAAATACTAAAAAACAGTTAAAAATTATAAAAGATGCTAATGAAGCAGAGATAAAATATGATGAAGACAAAATTAAAAAACTTGAAAAGATAAGAGAGGCTGCAAACGAAGCAGAACTTAAATGGGATAAAAAGAAGGCTGATGAAAAGGCTTCTATATTACAAGCAAGCTTTGACCTTGTAGCTTTTTCAACAAATGCAATTTTTGACCTTCAATCACAATATGCTGCGAGAGATATGGAAAGGCAGCAAAAATATTTTGATAATGAAATCAAACTTGCTGATGGCAATCAACAAAAGATTGATGAAATTAATCAAAAGAGGGCAGCTGCTGAAAAGGAATACAGATTAAAAGAATTTCGTGCAAATCAAGCACAAGCAGTTGCAAATGTAATTTTTGAAACTGCTGCACAAATTGCAAAGTGGGGTAGTAATCCTGTTACAGCTCCATTGGCTATTTTGTCCTTAGGCTTACGAGCTGCACAAATTTTAATGATTATGTCCCAACCACCTCCAGAATTTGCAGAAGGTACAAAAGGCAAAAAGTATAAAGGTAGGGCGATAGTTGGGGAACGAGGAACTGAAAAAGTAGTGACTCAATCAGGAAGAGTTTATTACACTCCTCCAGTTGCAACCTTGGCTCAATTTGATGAACCAGTAGAAATTATACCAAACCATCAATTAGGACTTAATGACAGGAAACAACTAAGCCTTATTTATGGCAATAGAAGCAATACAAGCGATTCAGGAGGCAAGATTATAGAGAAGCTATCTAATATTGAAATCGGGTTAAAGAATATGCCTGTGGCTGCGATTTCATTGGATGAACGAGGGTTTATGAAAAAGGTAAGAACTCCCAATCGTTCAACAACTATTTTAAATAATCGATTCAAAAATTAATCATATCTTTGCCCTGTTGCTACTCCGATAGTTAATTTTCATTTTGTTTATTTGTTTACAGAAAGGCCAGAAAATTATTCTGGCTTTTTTGTTTTACTTTTGCCTTATGGCAGGTTGGAAATTCTTTATTAATGATATACAGGTTGATGAACCAATCGGATTTGATGCAATAGAGTTCAATGCGGTCAGGATGGAATCGCATGGCATTGACCAACCATTTTCAACTGAAATTACATGGTCTGGCACTCCATCAAGGTTTCAAAGTGGAGCCAAAATATTGAAAAGCTTTTTTGATAATAGCTTTATAAATACTGCGATTCCTTTCAGAATTACAAGTGACCAGGTTATTGATGGCAATTCCTATGACTTCAATGGATTCATCAATATGGCCTTGTATAGCGAGAAAAACACCTGCGACACACAAGGTTGGGAGATTACAGTTGGAATCATTGAAAATGATTTTAAGGAGGTATTTAAATCAAGAACTGATGTTGATATTGACCTTACTAGCTTAGTTGATTTAGACGGCAATACCATCCCGGCACTAACTGAAAAAGAAATCAGGTTACACAGACAGGATTTATACTTGCAGGCAAATGGGAAAAGTTTAGCTGAAAGAATTTTACAGATATATTGGTATGAAGCTGTAGTTGTTCCAATTTATTGGCAGCAAAAAGATTTTACAGATAATTATGGAAGTGTATTTAATACCAATTTAACTAAAATTAATTGGAATGCAGGTCAAAGAGGGCAAAGTCCAATTTTTAAAAACAATGCCACTATAAGCAGAACTTTTACGGCAAAATATAAAATAAAAGTTGAAGTTACCAATAACCATCCATCAAATTCAATTGATGTAAAAATTTACTTTGCCGTAAACAATGGTAATATTTTAACTTTTCCAGTTTACTTTTTGCAACAAGTAGTGTTAGGGCCATTAGCTACACAGACCTATGATTTAGATTCTCAAATAAACAATATAATTGTACCTGCAAATTATACAGTTAACTATTTAGTTGAAGCAGGCTATGTTGGAAATCCATATACGGCAGATGTTAAAATTTTTCATCCAACTACATTAAATTGGAGTGAAATCAATTCAGGAGAATTTGCATCAACTGCCAATTGCCTAACTATTGAGCAATGGTTAAGAAGGGCAATCTATATCATGACAGGAAGCAATAATAAACTGCTTTCTGATACCTTTTCTGAAACTGGAGATGGTTGCTACTGGAACAATGGTTTAACTAATGGATTACGAATAAGGCAGGCAACTAATCAAAACAATCTGAATGCCTTAAAAACAACTTGGAAAAAGGTATTTGAAGATTTAGACAGGATCTTTTGTTTGGGTTGGTCATTTGAGTGGACTGGTTCTGAATGGAAAATCAGAGTTGAAAAAAGGGAATACTTTTATAATGAAACCGTTTTAATTGGCAACTTTGAAAAAGTAAGTAACATCACCCAAATGGCTAAAGTAGAGGATTTAAAAAATGCCTTTATACTTGGTTATACTGATACATGGAAAAATATTCAATTATCTGGTGTTTTTGCTATCCATACAGACAGGAATTACTTTGTTGCCAATCGGGCGATGTCTAAAAATACTACTGATAAACTGGATATTCGTTCCAATATAATTGGGGAGGGTTATGCAATTGAATTTAGTAGAAGGCTCTCAGGTATAACCTTTGGAGGTGCTACATCCGATAGACCAAATGATTATGAAACCTTTATAATTTGGTTAAATAGAAATGAAATTACAATTAATCCGGTTCAAAATTCAAGATACAACTTGCCAAATGAATCAGGCTCAGTAACTTTTGCACCTGGGGAAATAAGCCTAAATTCAGACCAAATAAATACAAGTAGTTTAGAGTTTGGGGGTCTTTACAATATCTTTCACACACCTGCAAGAATAGGTTTAAGATGGTGGAAGTATTTAGGAATGAATACTTACGGCCTACCAAATCCAAAGCTTAGATTTCAGGTAGGGCAATATCAAACTAATTACAGTAGTTTCATTGATGATACGATTGAGCCTTGTCAGGAGTTTTGTACAGGATGTTTATTAGAAGAAGATTTAGATATTGACCCTCAATTTTTAAGACCTTCAGAACAAAAATACCTTTTCAAACCAATAAGTTTAGAATTTTCCTTTCCGCAAAGCCTTTGTTCATTCATTGAAATGGCTAATATTGGAACAGGATTTATAAGGATAACAAGCGGAGGTTTTGAGTTCTTTGGTTATCTGGAAAATGCAACAAATAAACCAGTTGACCCTAATTCTGGAATTACGGATTTTAAACTAATTTTGGCAAAGAATATTCCTGATTACTTTTCAGGGGATTACTTTTCAGGCGATTATTTCACAGGCGATTAAATAAATAAAAATATGGCAGTTAAAGATAGAAGTCAATTACTAACTGATAATGCTTCAGTTTTTGGGAATGGCAAGAACACAAGGGGCGATGATGAAAAGACATTCAACGATGATCAACTGGATAGCGTTGT